CCTGTTTTTGTCCGTGGGGGGCTTTTGGGTGTTTAAAATCACGCGCCGCGCCAGCCCACAGCACAGCCTCGAAGTAGCCTTCGGCGTCCGGCGTGACCGTCACCGACGAACGGCTGTTGACCAGATGGGCGGTCTCGTCCAAAGCAACCGGCACGAACGTGATGCTGCGCTACCACGGATATCCGCCCGGAACCGGAACCCCGGAACACCCAACCCCCAGATAGGCATACCCGAATATCGTTCCGTGCTGCGCCGTCTGCCCCATGTCGAGACCGCCCACAGGTCAGCCCTCCTGGCTGTCGTCGGCGCGAGCCGGAGCGTAGTCGTCCGCCGGATCGACGTAACGGCGCTGCCACCACGACACAACTGCCGTCACAACCGCGACCATCCCGTACTTGAAAATGTCGAACGTCCACGACTCCCAATGTGCGACCAGCCACCGCCAACCGTCAGCTTCGTTCAGCACCGAAATGACGATCGTTCCCACAGCCACAATCGCTGCCGCGATGAGTCCATCCCGCAACGTCTGAGATCCGCGCTTCGCCGCAATCTGCTCAGAAGTCCACTCCATAATCCTGCACCCTCCTCAGATGATGATCTTGATACGGCTGGCAGGCCCAACCACACCATCGACAGTGACACCGGCCCACGCCTGCATCTCCCGCACCGCCGCATCCGTGTTCGTGCCCCACACGCCGTCACGGGTCACACCCCCGGCATGCTGAATCACACGCACCCACGGGCCGACGGATCCCCTGCGTAGGTTCCCCTTCAACGCCAGATAGGCGCGAGCCGTAACAGGCCCCCAAACGCCGTCCTGCGCGACCCCCAGACGCTTCTGCAACGCCTTCAACTTGGAGACCGTCTCCGGACCGCGCTTCCCGTCAACCTTCGCACCGGCAATCCGCTGCTGCACCGACACCGGCAGCGTGGACTGCCTCTTCGGTGTGCGCTTCTTCACTGTCGATCGCGAAGTCGAACCCGAGCGCGAAGCTGTTGCTGTCTTCACAGCCGGGGGACGCATGAGGTACGCCCAACCGCGAGACCGGGCGTACATGTTCCGCCAGCCCACTTTCTCGCCTGGCTGACGTCCGGGCTTACCACCAGTCGCCTTGCCCAGTTCGTTTTGCTCCCACGAAAGCACACGCCCATTCGGACCGACATGGACAACATGCCCCGGACCGACGAGAGCATCACCTTCACGCATCAACGACTTGATCTGTGACAGCGACTTCCCCGCCAGAGAGATGATTTGGAAGCCGTGCCGTTTCGCCACCGAGGCAATGTTGCCCGAGTAGAACGTGCCACGCAGAACTGACACTGGAATCAGCCCGGCCTTCACCCAGATGATGCCTTGGGCGAACGAGCAGTCGGTGTCCTGATTTGGCCTGATCGCCAGCTTGTCGAAATCGAGTGCCGACGCACGTCGCGCCTGCGAGTAGCCGGTGCCCTTGTCGTACAGTTCCTGCGCGATCTGGGTCATCCGCGCCGCGGCATTGATCTTGATGCTCACAGCCATTCACCGCCCTCGGTGGCGTCGGTAACGCCTTCGGTTTCGGGGTCGTATGGGTTGGCCTTCTCGAAGTCGGCCAACTCTTCGTCAGTCACATCGGTCACCACCGCATAGGTGGACTCATCCTCCGGAGTGAGGTCATCACCAATGTCAATGTCAGTGTCAGTCATTGTTGTTCTCCTTCGCGGTTCAACTCGATAAAATCCGAAGAATCAACCCCCGGATGAAGTTCAGAAATGGCGTTCGCCACGCTGGCTTTGAACGCGGCGTGCTCCGCCATAAGTTCAGACACGAGCTCACGCAACTGGCCGACTGACACCATAATCGCGTCATGTGCCGATGTGCCACCGTTCGGCCCCACCTGGTGTCGGATATCCGCGATCGCCTGCGTGTGCTCATCCAGGACGACACGAGACTCACGCACCTTCGCGTTCACAGCATCAATCGCATCCGCATTGTGTTTTAGGCGCTCCATCACACCCGGCACAGCCTCATGTCCGCGCAGCTCGTCAGCCGGAACACCCTGCCAATCTTCCAGCATCCGCTTGACACCATTGACAAACGGTTTCGTTGCTGCCCGGAGTTTCTTTACCAGTTTCAAGACCGTCCCCACGATCCACCACACCGCCAACACGCCCAGCAGCACACCCACCAGCGGAGCAGGAATCCGGTCCATCACATAGTCTGGGATCGGCAAGATTCAGCCCACCTTCTGAACCCACAAATGCGTGGGATATTGACTTGCCGGAGCACCAAAGTTCGACGCGGTAGACGAATAAAACCAACCACCAACACGATCACCAGCAGCCAACGTGGCGAGCGTCGTCATCGACAAGTAGAGTTTACCATCCGTTTTGCCGCCCTGACGCACAAGCGATGTTCCGACAGTAGGCGACCCATTCACCGCAACAGCAGCCTGCCGAGTATGAACAGACCCGTAACTCGTCGGGTGTGAAACAGTCAACCCCACCAAGTAGAGGCCCCCAGCCGGAATGACAATATCGTCACCGTCGACCATGCTCGGGAACGACGCCGCCTCGGTGTGCTCAAACGTGATCTGCGTCCACGTCGACGCACTGTAGGTCTGATTCGCCGTCTTAGTTAGCTTCGCGGCAGCCGACCCCAAACGAGCATCACCAACCACAGCCCAAAACCCGGCCCAACTAATCGACAACACCGACTGCCCCACCGCAACAGGCCGACCCAACACCCACGGCTCAACATCCGCCGCCACCACATCCAACGGCAACCTCACCCGAACCGGATCAACCGAAACCACTTTCCCACGCAACAAAACCGGCACCGGACGGTTCCACAAATCCCGAACCGCCTTCACCAACCCATCAAACACCGAAGAGTCACTCATCAACCAACCGCCGCCGTAAAGTCCTCCGCAAACTCACATCCATCACAGACGATCCTACCTGAATCGACCTTCCAGACACAGTAAACACTTCGTCCAACCCGGCAGCACGATTCACAAACCGTACCGCATCATGCTCCCGAAGCGGCATAAACAAACACGTAATCTCCAACGTTTGCGTCGACGTTTGCGCCTCCACCAACCTGGCTTCCGCTATCTCCAACAGTTCAGCCAACGTTTCCCCATCAGCCTCCACCGGATCAGCATCAATCCACCGGTTACCGCGCCGCTGAAAACTAAACTCAGACAACGGGTCCACATCGACAGCTACCGCAACAAGCGGCTCAACCGCCTCAACCTCACCCTCATCGGCATCACCGACTGCTACCGGATCGACACGTTGGAACACAGTCAACCGGTTTGGCGTATCAAACGTTTTCAACTCCAACATCCACTCGGCAGCATGCATACTATGCTCATCATCCACAAACGTGTGAACGAGTGGACGGTCACCCGGCGACAAATACAGATCGAACCTGATCCAGCCAGTCGGATCAGTGTACGCCGCAAACAGCGGAACCGCCTCCGCCAAATCAGACAAAATCGATAGTTCGGATGTTTCCTCGGCCCCCAAAATGTAGACCCGATCGGCAGACAAGGTTTTGTCTGACGGAGTTACAAGCACGTTCGGCAAATGTGCGGTGCGGGTTTGGATCACATCAGTGATGACCGACCCCGCCGGGATACCCACAGTGCTAGTCGGTTTCTGTTGCGACAACAGCACAGTACGGCCCTGCAACTCCACGTCGAGAGTGACATATCCGCCGTCAAATGTTTGCGACGACACGGTAGGCACATACACGCCAAGCGTGTGTTCAATCTGCTCCGGAGACACCATATCTACAGCAACCCGAACCAACAACCGATTCCAATCAAACCGGCTAGCCGCCTCGGCAGGCGCAACAATACTGATCGAACCACTCTCGGAGATTGGTTTAAAAATTGACCAGTCTAGTTCGCCTGCTACAACCCCGATCGGGTTGGTGTCGTCTGCTTTAGTGAACGTTTCGACTAGCAGCCACGACTCGTAATCGAGTAGTTCGATCCGCCAATGATATTCGACAAACTCGTCCCCGTAGGCAGGGTTCATACCGATCATTTTCGAACCTTGTCTGAACTACCGGTTCGGGACAAACTCACGTCGATTGTCAACACGGATGCACGTTTCCGGTTGGTTCCGTACTTGTGTGGGATCGCCCAAAATCGCATCCCGTCAGGTGTGCGGAACACCAAGTTTTCGCCGGTGAGTGCGAATCGTTGCATTTCTGCCCACGTTAACGCTTCGTCCGAGAACACTTTCGAAGAGAAGTTGATGGTCATTTCACGGCGGCCGTGGTCTCGACCAACCGGCCAGGTGCGGCCTTCGGGATGGAACTTTTCGATTCCGGTGTCGATGTCGATGTCTTCGTTCGGATCGTAGCCGAGCCAGACGCTTTCACCGGAGGACGTGGTGAGCCAGTATCGTTGTTCTGCGTCGAATGTTACCGATATTTCGGTGACCCTGGTGGATGGTGCGTCACTGTCGGTTTCGAGAATGTAGGTGACGGGTTTCCCTAGCACTGGTGTCATGTCGACGGCTACGCTGTTTGGTTCCATGCGGTCGTCGATTATTCGTTGGGTTCCGTCCGGATCGATCACGTACAGCCGGTTCCCCAACACTTCTGGTAGTCCGCTGTCATCCCCAACTTCATCACCCGAATTTAGAACGATGATCTCTGCCTGCCCGGTATCAGGATCAAAGTTCACTTCCACCACCGGCGCGATCGGCAACGCGTACACCACATCTTGGATGTCGCTGTACGCAGGCTCCGACCACAAACCATCCTGATTACGAGCTTCAACCTTCACCTGCACAGACGCACCATCATCAGCATACGTCCGAAACACCACACTATCTGCCGTGCCGCTCCCTGCACGCGTTTCGACCTCAACGCCACCGATCAGCAGTGTTGCCCGCCAACCTGTTTGCGGACCACCAGCAGGATCAAACCATCCCCACTCGCCAACAACTTTCCCTGACGTGAGCGTACCGTCAGGTTTAGTGACGTTCACAGACCCCAAATCAGACAGAATCAGCACCGCACTAGCAGACCAGTCAGACCAATCCTTATGATCACCCTTAGTACGCACCTGGTACTCGACGTGCTTACCAAACACATCTAAAACACCAGCAGCCCACGACAACACCTGCACATCCGTCGTGTCCTCCGGACCGTACACCCAATCGACAGCACCCTGAGCACGCCAACGACCCTGTCTCATCCGCTGCCGAGTCGTGTCCACCGGATTATGCAAATACGTTGCGTTAACATCCGAAGCACGATCCACCGCACCCGCAAACAACCCAACCGGCGCATTCGGACGGCCCTGCAACTGCACAACATTCGAACCCAAAGACCATAACGACAACCTGCCATCCGGAGCAACCGCCTGCACCCGATATTCATGAGTTTGTGCCGGATTCGGCGCTAACACAATAAACGGCGATTCGGTAGCGGTAGGCAAACCCGCACCATCCCAACCCCAAATCCCGCCCGGATTATCCTGCAAATTGAACGATGACGCCCACCGAGAACCATCAACAAACGACACCTCGATATCGACACCATTTTTTGCGGCAGTCACCACACTCGGCGTCGCCGGTGTCGTAAACACTGCAACGTTCGCCGCCGCATACCCAGACTTCTTCGAAACGTTCGCCGTCCGCACCCGATACTCGTACTTGTGGTCCTTCGATATGGTGGTGTCGGACCAATTCGAAGCGGCACCCTTCAAACTAACGACCTGCTCAAACTTCCCGCCGTCCGTACTACGCTCAACCAGCGTGTTACTGATCGGATTCCCACTACCAGCCGACCGATGAGTAATCGCCAAATCGGCCCGCGTATCGTCCACATAAGTAGCAACCACCGAAGCAGGAACCGGAGGAGTGCTGTAAGGACGTGCCGGAAACTCGATCGTCCACCGGTATGTATCCGTCGACGAATCCCCATTAAAGAACGAGATACCCGAAACCTCGATAACAAAATCAGCTTTCGTAACTTTGCCGTATTGCAGAGCGACATCTCTAGCGGTCGCGTTCCAAGACCGGGTACCACCATTCAACGTCCCCGAATGCAACGACTTCGCAGTAGTCGCCCCCGTTTTGGTGCTAATCGAGTTGACCGAATCCGACCAACCCGACTTCGAATAAAACTCGACACGAGGGTTTTTGAGCTTAGCAGTGGAACCATCAACAGTAATCGAATCATATTTGGCTGTAAGTTTCGCCCCAGAACCGGTCGAAACTTTCGGACCCCAACTCTTGCTTGGCATCTCGTTTTAGCTCCTCACACCCGGCACCACTGCACGAACATCCCGACCTGCACGCCTAGCAGCCTGCAACAACCGCATAAGCTCCTCAACTTCACGCACATCCACATTCAACGTCACATTCACATCGCCGCCGCCACTGTCAGCAGCACGAGCAACCTTGTCCCACTGCGAACCCGTCAACACCGCCTCAGGACGACCAGTCCGATTGACCGCAACCGTCGCCCCAGGATCGAGAACACCACCCTCATCAAACAACAACTTCTTTTTGAGGGCTTTACCTGCCTCATCCAACAGTTTCGTTGGGATCGCATTCAGCAGGGTTCCCCAATCCCCAGCACCAGAAACCTTCGCGAACTTCCCAACCGCATCCTTCAACAAACCCAACACGTCGAACCCGCCGTCACCGGTCATCCCACCGCCACCGGAACGGCCCTTCAAATATCCGACGTGCCACGGCTCACCACGAACCGTCAACCCCAAACCGAAACGCGGCAACAGAGCACGCGCCGCCGGACTCTCCCCAGGACGCGGAGACAAATCCATAGCAATCGCAGGCATAAGATGCGGACCATTCCCGTACGGCGACGCCGCCAACGGACCTTTACCCGCCTTATAACGCGCATACAGGATAGCTTGCTGCTGCCGCGACCGAGCGCCACCCAAACCGGTCATGTGCCACATACGACCGGTCGCAGCCGCCCACGCTTTCATCGCAGCCAACGCCGGCGGATGATATCCCCTAAACCCCTGAGTCGCATTCGGAACAATCCCACCAGTAGCGAACCGGTGTGCGTTCGGATGCACATAAAACCCGCCAGACGCAAATCCCTGACTATGCAAAAACTGTCGCACCCCAGCTTGTCCACCAGACCGCGCCGCCGCATTGATCCCGTCAACCCAACCGGAACCCAACACCGCACCAGCCTCAGGACGCAGCACCGGCTCCCCACCAGACAACTCCAACAACCCGCCAGTCGGAGAGTAGAACCGATGAACATCCCTCCCCGGCGTATAGCCAGGCATCATCCCGCCGTCAGCATAAGCCTGCATCGCACCCGCGCCAGCCTTCGGAACCGTCCCACCCATCGCAAACGAAAACCTCGGCAACGACCATGACAACCCAAACATTTTCGCGGTCTTCTCAATCCCCGAAGCCAACGGATTCAGAACCTTATCCCCAACCCACTTCACCGGCGCTTTGATCTTGTCTTTGATCGTGCCCCAAATCTTAGCGATCGCAGTAACAGCCTTACTAAAAACCTGCTGCAAACCAGTCTCGCCGAGCAACCCCTCGATCAGTTTCTTGCCCTCACCAACCGGGTCTTTCATCACATTCTTGACAGTCGACCAAGACCTCTTCCACGTGCCCGAAACCCACGATTTAGCACCATCGAACTTTGACCGCAGATCAGTCCCTAGCATGCCGTCAATCAACCCGAGACCTGCACCAACCGGGTCTTTCAAAAAACCGGTCACCGCACCCCACGACTTAGACCACGTGTTCCCAATCCAGTCGCCAGCAGACCGGAAAAAGCCCATGATCTTGTCCCAAGTTTCACCCATCCAATCGCCAATGTCGGAGAACAATTGGCCGGCCCAATCCAAAGCAGGACCAAACACGTCACCCAAAAACGCGACAACCTTGTCCCAATTTTTGACCAACAAAACCACCGCCGCGGTCAACGCAACCACACCAACGATGATCCACGTGATCGGGTTCGCCAACAATGCCGAGTTCATCACCCACTGCGCTGCCGCAGCGATCCCCAGCGCACCAGCCAACACACCAAGGCCGCCAGCCAAAAACCCAACCAAACCCTGATGCTCTTCAACCCAAAAACCGAACATTTGCAAATCCGGAATAATGTCCTGCAACGCGCTACCCAACGCGTCAAACGCCGCAGACCCCAACGGCTCCAACGCCAACAACGCATTGTTTTTGACAACCTGCCAACCCTCAGCAAAGTCGTCCGTTTCTTGCGCCAACCCGATAATCGAATCTTCGGACGCTTCAATCTGATCAACCAAATCTTCTAGGTTCATCGTCCCCGACTGGATAGCACCAACAAACTGTGCCGCACCGCGAGTACCAAACACTTTCTTCGCCAGGTTCAACGCCCCCGCAGTGTCACCCTTCTCGATAAACCCGTCCAACTCGCCAACAACACGACGGAACGCCTCTTGCGGTTTCTCGCCGTCCTTCGCCAACTCCACCAACCCCTTGGACAGGCCCTTCATGGTTTTGTTGGAATCCATACCGGCTTTGTCCAACTGGCCGGCCAACGCGGCCGTCTCGTGGAACGAAAACCCAAGGTTAGTCATCGCAGGCGCAGAATCAGCAGTGATCTTCGCCAAGTCGTTCATTCCCATACCGGTGGCCTGAGACACCTGGAACAACGCATCCATCGCGTCGATAACGTCATCGCCTTCAAGTTTGAACGCCGAGAACGCCTTCGACGTGGCCTGAATGTCCACATCTTCACCCAGGATGCGGGACGCCTCCAAATATTGGGTCGCGACCGTTTCTAGCGTGTCACCAGTCATCCCAAACCGGGTATTCAAATCGGCAACAGCCGGACCGATCTTCTCAAACTCGACCGGGATACCCCGCCCAATGTTCTTGGCAACATTCACCAAGTCTTCCAGGTCTTCACCAGCAGCACCGGTACCAATCCGGATCGTGTCGGCTACATCGTCAAACGTTTCACCAATCTTGTAGAACGCTGTCCCCACCGCAACCGACGCACCACCGGTGACCATCGCCATTTTGTTCAGATTGTCGCCAAACCATTGACCGGCCTGCTTCATCGAATCACGGAAACCATCCGCACCACCGGTAGCGTCAACCAGTTTGTCTTTCAACTTCCCGAACGCAGTCCCCGACTTCTCGGCCGAATCTTTCGACTTATCGGTTTCCTCGGTCAGTTTCTTTTCAGCAACCGTCAAATCTTTGACTGCATCGTTACGCACATCAGTGGCTGCCGATAAACGTTTCTCGGCAGCCTCAACACCAGCCGTCGCACCATCGGCACGTTCCCGCGCCGCAGCAAGCCGCTCCTCCGCCGCCGCGATCTTTGCTGAATCACCAGACGCCCGAGCCTGCTCCAGCTTCGCCTCAGCCTCAATAACCTTCGCAGTAGCCTCACGCTGCGTCGCACGAGCCTTCGCAATCCCCTGAGTCTCCCGATCAACAACCTTTTGCGCCTGATCGGCAGTCCTTTTCAACTTGTCAACAACCGCTTGCTGCCCAGAATCCTCACGCTGAAACGCTTTCCCAAACGCAGCCCCAGACTCCTTACCAGCTTTCTCCCCCTCTTTACGAGCCCCGTCAGCCAGTTTCGACCCAAACGCCGCCATCGACGGCAAAACGTCTAGCCATATTACATCACCGGCCAACGGTCCCGCACCTCCTTACGGTCACAACTCTTCGAGCTGTCTCCGCATAATCTCATCGTACTCGGCTTGCGCCCGCTTCTGCTCTTCGTCCTCCGGAGTGTCCGGCAAGGGAAGATACTCAACCTCTTTCGGAGAAACATCCTCTTTCCGATGAATGTTGAAAGTCAACGTCAACAAATCCCGCAAACGAGACTCCACCGAATGCAACAAGTATTCTTGCTGCCCCCAATCGCCATTCCTCGACCTCCACAGCGGGTTACCTGGCGGTAAATGTTCCACCAACACACGGAACCGCCGCAAACTAATTCTACCGGTGAGCACATCCCTAATCGGGTCCGACCCGGGATAGGCTTGCGCTAATGCCGCCTCAGCCGCCTCCGGATCGTCCCCAATCAGTTCAATTACCCCCGGTATTGGAAGTTTTTTGCTCTCTCCTCCGCAGCCGACTTCTCATGCCCGACCCAGTTGATGACATCCTTGGCAGACCATCCGGCAGCAACAACCTTCGCCCACTGATCTTCCGCAGAGTAGTCAGGGTGCTGACCAAGGATCACCATCGCCATGTCCTCGGAAGTGGTTTGCGACGACACCAACCGCACGTAATCGTCGTCATCATCAAGGTTGAACGGCACCTTGATCCACACCGATTCGGTTTCGGCACTGTTCAGGGCGATTTCCACCAGCGAACCGGGACCGATCACCTGCTCTTCAAACTGCTTCTGGAACTGGACTGCGTTTACCTTACGCTTCTTCATTAGGTTTCCCTCCTGCGAGAACTACTGGTTTTCTTTGGTGCCCATCAGGTAGAAACCGTCAGCGTCCGGTTGCCCTACCTCATCGGCAATGTTCACGAGTTCACCCTGCGCGATGGTGACCTCAGATAAACTGCCCGTCTCCACCGTCAACGTGGTTCCGTCAGGTTCGGTCACAGTGATAATCACGCTGCACCGTCCCCCTTTCCTACGGGTTTCCCGATCGGGTTTGAGTGTCGTCTGGCAGGCGGGGGAAACCCGAAAAGCCACGCCGCCAGACGACACAACCTCAGGACGCAGCCTACCCCGTCTACGCAGGTAGTGTCGGAGTGTCGTCTGGCAAGTGGTTAGTGTAGCCGGGACCGTCCTCAGCCCGCACGTACGACTTCTTGGTTGTCGGATCGAGGAACAGCCCGAATGTGACCCCAAACGATTCAGGGTCAGACCTGTTCATCGTCCGGTTGTCGAATGCCGTCACCTGGCACCTCAACCCGATCTCGTACCTGTAGATCGCATTCGTGCCGATCCCGTCAACCCCCTGCAACCACAGGACGTACCACGGCAGGTCGTCGGCTTCGCCCTCAGCGACAGCCCACGCATCGTCCTTCGTGGACGCCCACTCCGACACCGGCAGCCCAGCACGAAGCGCAGCAGTGTAAGCGTTCGCCTCACCGAACACCATCTGCACAGTCTGCTCAATCGACTCCACATCAGTACGAACCGGCGTCAACGACTGCAACATTTGAGTCGTGTTCGAGGACACGCTCTTGGCATCCACGATCCCCGAAGTCATCAGGTAGCCGAGCTCCTTCACCCCAGCGGGGAACGCCTTCGGCTTGTAGCTCGGGACAGCCGGGGACACCGCTGTCAGGTCGAACAGGTCGGCGTTCGCCGTCGGAACCGCAATCCCCTTCGCGCCGTAGTCGGAAATACCGACCTTCATCCGGCCCCACTTGCGTACCCGCGTACCAGTAAGACTAATTTCCAGTTCGTCAGCCATTGTTGTTCTCCTCTTCGGATTGTTCACCGTGCGGACGCACCGTGAGATTGAAAGTCGCATGCGCGACCAAATAGTCGGGGGTTCCCAAATCCGGATCGATCATGAACCCAAACACGTTCGCAGCTTCATCCACCATGATTTCACCCGGCAGCCCCCCAGGGTTCAACTTTTGGAACGCCCGCACAACCTGGCTGGCCAGCATCCACACCCCAGCTCTCGTCGCAGCCACAACCTGCACCTCGTAGGTTTGGTCCTGGTCGATGTCCAAATCAGACGCCCCGCCGACCCGCTGCACAATCCCGAGCGGCACCCGACCACCCAACAAGCCTGCATCAGCCGTCCACACCATCGACGTGTTGCCCTCCAAATGGTCAACCAACGCCGCTTCCAAGTTCGGCCAATCACCCAAAATCATAGTGCTCTCCTCAAAATCTGAGAACGAGACAACTTCGCCTTCCGCGAATCCTCAGCATCTTCCTTTTCGGTGGTACGCCCCTCAATCCGAGCGTACGGACGCTGCAACCCGCCAACAGCTTTCGTACCCGGACGAATACCGGTAACAACCCGCAGACTGTCCCCAAAATGGACACGCCCCGACTGGTATGCCGCATATTTCACTCGCGACAACCGCGACGCGGCCGCAGCAGCCACAGCCTCCCGAACCTTAGGATGAGACAACACTTTCGCCCAAGTGCTCTTACCGATCTCAACCTCCACAGCCACGAATCACACCACCTTCCGCAACTGCACCTGAACCCCCGGACGCGCACCGGTGAACGGATTATGCCAATCATTCGGCTCACCATCCACCAACCAACGGCCGCCACCGAACGGATAGATCACGATGTCGCCTGCACGAATGTCCGCACCGGCAGGCGCAGACAAAGTACGTCCAGACTCAATCTGCACAAACCCACGAACCGCAGCCGCTGAACCGTTAGGCCAATCCACACACCCACGAACCTGATGCGTAGAATCAACCACACGAGTGCCGTACTTGTCTTTGTGGGTCCGCTCAACAGTGACAGTGAAGTGCTGCACGGCTACCACCCCGCCGAATGTTTGAACAACCGATCGAGCCTTCCAGGACGCGGAAACGACCCCGCAGGCAACCCAGCCTGTGGCGTGGCATCACCGCACAATTGCCGCAACACCGATTTTTCTTCCGCCGTCAGCAAACCCGCCACCGCAGCACCATCCCGAAACTTTGTGCTGTACGGCCCGGTAGTCACAGACTCGGACCACAACGCCGCCTCTGGCCTCCCCAACGCCCGCAAAGCAACACCACGCACACGAACAAGCACCGCCTCCGAAACAGCGTCAGAACCCAAACAAGGAGCCGCCGCAACCAACTCGGCCAGCAACTCCTCCCACTTCATCTGACCCTCAACCTCGGTGAGAGCGGGAACACGGTCCAGCACCATATCCAACGTAATCACATCAGATAGCTTCATCATGCTCCCGCCCTCACACGTGGTCATTTCTTGGCCGCTCGTTTCGGCTTAGACGCTTCAAGCGTCTTGTCGGCCACAATGTGACCGATTTCCAGCAAGTGCCGCACCGACGACTCCGCAGCATCGTCCGGGATGGCAGCACCTTTCTCAAAGTAGTCCCACCCGCCGCCGACGGACTGCACCATCGTCAGCGCAGCAACAACCCGGTACGACATCACGCCAACCCGGTACCCGTGATCTTCGCGACAGCCTTCGGTTCGAGAATCACCGGAACAGTGACCCGACGCGCACGCAGACGGTACCGATCATTGTCATCATCGCGCATGACCTTCGTTTCGAGACCACTCTCACCCTGGATGTAGCCGGGAGAAGCAATGTTCTCGTTAGCCATGCCGCCAATCTGGTCACGGTCCATGATGAGCGGATGCGTGTTCGTCAGGTACGGCGAAGTAACCCACGTCAGACCCATCGGGTCCTGGATGACACCTGACAGGACAGCGTTCTGCGACTCGCGAGGCAGCATGTCCGAAGCCATCAGCAGACCGGCCACCACCGCAAAATGGGTAGGCTTCAACACGATGGTCGAGAAGTCGAACGACTCTTCCGGGTACTTCTCGGCCAGGAACGCCTTCACCGAAAGGACACCCTTCACAACGTTCGCGGCAGCCGACCACGCGCCAGTGTCCACGTCCGGAGTTGCCGGGGAAGTCGCCGCCACCGCAACAGTGGTAGTCGCAGCAGCCGCCAACACCTCCATCGCAATGGTGTCGATCGTGCGAACCATTCCGTTGGCCAGCTTCGTCAGCGAACGATCAACCGGGTCAATACCCAGCCGCGAAATCGCCTCATCGGTGACGAACGCGTCATAACCGCGTTTGCTCGTGTGAGCCGCAGTCAACGCACCGCCAGGCATCCGAACGATCGGATACTCGCCGCCAGGCTGAATGACCTCAGGATTCCCCTCGGGGAACACTCCCTCGCCGGTCTCGTACAGAATCGAACCACCCTCAGCATTGAACCGCTGAGGCAGCAGGAAATCCGCAATGAACTTGCCGGTCAGAACATCGGCCAGACGCTTACTGATCAGAGTAGGCGACTTCAACAGACGGTGAATCTCCACCGTTTCCAGATCGGCTGCGACCTTCGCAGGACGTGGAGGGTATGTGTACATGGTTTGTCAGTCCCCTTTCAGCGGAACAGAAGAATCTCGATACGAGTGTCGGTTTGCGCGTCAACGGTGATGCCGGTGAGCGCCACGCCGACTACCGCGCGAGCGTTGTTCGCGGCAGCCTTCGCGTAGGTGTCGCCAGCGCCAGCCAGTGTCGCGATCTTGCCAGACGCAGCCGGAACCACCAGATCACCGACCGCAACAGTGGAAGCCGCATGAATCTCCTGAACCCCGCCGATCTCCACCAGCACATTCTCGCCACTGGCAGCGTCAGTCGCAGCAACACCCACCCAACCGGTAGCGTTCGCGTCCGCCGTCACCACCGTACGATCAGTCGAACCCATCTTCACCAGAGTGCCCGCAACAATCGTGCCACCAGCAACGAACGTGATCGCCCGACCGGGCTCGAACTTTTTGACATGCTGACCCATGATGGTCACTTCCCTTCTGCGTCGGAACCCCAGCCGACACGATTGTAGATTTTTGCGTCGGCGTCCTGTTCGGCATCTTCCGCGTTACCGATCGGTACGACCGGAACCGCAGCATTCGGAGCAAGCGACCCAATCAGAGCGACAGTCCCAGACTCATCCTTCGCCAACATGTCGACCCACATGTCGCGGTTAGCCGGAGCAATCCGACCCTCCTCAACCGCCTTCGAAACGATGCCCTCACGCCGCTCAGCATCCGACTTCGCCTGAGCTTCGACCCCAGCCTGAGCCTGAGCCTCCAACTCGGCATACTTCGTTGCATCCACCATCACGACTCCCTCAGGGACTGACGGTTCTGCACGTTCCGCCAACGCCTCATCCAGCGCCGCCAGAATCTCCTCCACACTGGCCTCGGCGTCCACACCGAGCCGTTCCTGTAGAGCGATCAGAAACTCCTTCATGAGCTTCTCCTCCTCCTTCACCTTGCCCGACTCGGCTGAGACGGGAAACCCTTGCGCCAACACACCCAGCATCGACGGAGCTGGCGCATCCTGCCGACCACGATAGTTGAACATCGACAAATCAAACTGAGCGACCGCCTCAACATCAGCAGGCATGTCGTAGTCGGTACGATCCGCCAAACCTGCATCGACCGCTTCGTCAGCGTTGTACCACGTTTCAGCATCCATCGCCGCCAACCAACCAGCCGCATCCCCACCAGCACGCCGCGAATAGATACCAGCAATGTTCTGATCAATCTTGTCCAACACGGCAGCCGTCTCGCGCATCAACTCGGCAGAACCAAAAACACCGCCAGACGCCCGATGAATCATCATCTGTGCCCCCTCAGCCATCACAATCTCATCGCCAGCCATAGCGATCACAGACGCAGCCGACGCCGCCAACCCGTCAACCGTCACCACGATCCGAGCGTCATGCTGACGCAAAGCATTGAAAATCGCGGTACCGTCCCACACCGCACCACCAGGACTGTTCACATGAACATCAATCTGATCAACATCCAACGCGTCGAGCTCGGCAACCAAGTCGGCAGCATTCGTCCCAAACCATCCGCCAATCACATCGTAAATCCGGACAGTAGCCGAACCCTTACCCCCGCCGGTTTCGTCCCCCTGCGCCGTCACAGAAAACCACGGACGACCCTCAGGCTTCACACCCGCCGGACCCAACAAATCCTGTACGTTCACCCGTCAACCCCCTCAGGCTCCAAACCCGACAAACCCGCCGCAGCCTTAGCCGTCTCAAAACTCGCGCCAGCATCACGCATCATCTTAAAAATTTGCGCCCGCTTCGACATGTTATCCAAATCGCCCTTACCCCACTCGGCATCACGCTGAGTAATCCCATACGTCGAACGCAAAAACATTTCAAGATTATCGTCAGCCTGCAACGCACCCGAGTTGATCAACAAACTCACCGCATCAGCAGTAATCGGATGCTTCGAACCAATCTCGTCACACACAAGACGCGGAGCACGAACACCCGCACCGAAGTTCCAATCAACCAAATCCTCGATCACGTGCGCCGAAAACGTGTCCTCAATCCACTTCGCTGTTGCCTGCAACGACTGCACAAAAAAATCAGCAAACGTCGTCCCCAACGCGTACGACCCGCGAGAGTTCTCCCCACCCAACGACAAGAAGTTAGCAAGCACACTCTTACCGATTTGCTCATCGTAGTAACGAATGAACTTGTCCAAATCCGGTAAGTTCCCCTGCACACCAACCACATTGAAAGACGCACCATGAGGCAACGACAAACCCGTGTTTTCCCCACCACGGTAACTCTTCGCAATCTTCAATCCTTCTCTGCGTTGAGCTTCCGCATACACCTTCGCGTCATCATCAAGCATCCCCAACGGCGCTTCCGCAGCCGTATACACCGGCGTCCCCACCCCAGTACGATCCCCCGAAATCGCCTGAACGCGCAACATCCGATCTTTCAGAATCCAAAACTTCCAAGCCGTCCGCAAAATCGACCGACCATGCCACGCCGCACCCCGCCGCTGATGCGAATACACCACAAGCCGATCAACCGGCATAGGATTCTTCGCTTCCAACTGGCGAACATGCACAAGCCCACCATCGGAATCAACCTTCCACTCGCTGATAGACGCCTGAGGACGCAACGCCAACTTCCGCAAATGAGCCCGCCCGTCAGCCTCGACACGAGCCACCTGCTCAAACACCGCATGCCCCAACGGCAACGCTTCCAACGCCAAATCCAGATGCTCAGCAAAACTAAACCGATCCTTCGTCCGAACCGGCAAAACCTTGTCAACCCCCCGAACACCCAACCCAAGGTTCTGGACCACAAATTCGACAACCTCAGCATCAGCACCGTTCGGGTCCAACCACCAACCCGTAGACCTGAGCGGCAACTGCACCGCCGAAACAGTAGACGACACCTGAGGATCAAGCTGCATCTGACCAAACGACCGCAAATTTTGGGGATACCGCAACTCAGGAAGTTCATTCACAACATCCAGGTCAGGAATCCAACCCGCCCACCTAGCGGACGACAAAACGTAGCCCATCTCACCAACCGGCGCGGCCGCTACGCTCATCTCACCCCAACCACGACAAACTAGAACCCGAACCTGATCCTATCGAATACAGACTATCACCACTATCCGACAGGTCAACCGACAACACACCCGGCGTCAACGGAACACTCCGAGACCCCCCACGACCCTCATGCCGCTTCAAACCCCACACTGCAAACGTCACCGCCTGCACCAAAGTCACCGGCTCCGACTCCACACCCTGATCCCACGTAAACAAACCACGACCCATCGCACGCGGCTTCGCATGCCTCAAACTAATCGTCAACTCCTCCTGACCAGCATGCTCCACCAAACCCGCATTCACCGACTCAACAAACAACTCAAACGCCCCCCCAACCTCCAACGTCGACAACTTCCACGGACGCAAACCCGCCCGCTCCAAATCAGACAAAATCGGCGCAGCGTTCCGCTCATCCAACACAACCATCGGAGACCGATACTTGCCCCGCAACTCCACAAGCCGATCAACCACCCACAACGCACCCTCAGCCGTCGCCAAATGCTCAACCACAATCCCACCCTCAGGACTCCGCCAAGCACCCCCAATCGTCGAATAACCACCACCACGACCCAACGCAACCGCCAACACCGCACCCACACCAACACGCATCCCCGAACCCTTCTCCCTCCAAACCTCCAAATCCACATCATTCAAAATCTGATCAACCTCAGGACGCGAATCCGGCCAAATCGACAACCGCTGAGCCACAAACGAAGCCAAATTCGTATCCTTCAACGCCAACCAACGATCCTCAATCGTCTCCAACGACGTACGAATCCCCAACGCCGGACAACCCTGCGCCCACACATCATGAGACGAATAATCGATCGCAGCCGCCGTATCCGGATCATCAGACCCGTCAGGCGAAAACTCCGCCCACCCCGTACGCGGACCCCCACCAGACCGCCCACGATCCCGCACCGACTCAAAATGCTCACTATCCTGATGCTCAACCGGAGCAGTCCCCGCATACAACGTTTGCGGATTCGGAACCCCATCCTGGGTATAAAGCAACGCTTCCATCGTCTCCGCCGGCGACTGCTGAGCCTCATCCACAATCAACGTGTCAACCGTCAACCCGACACCAGCGTTACCCGTCCTCGTCTGCAAAACCAGCCGATTACCATTCTCCAACTCGAACACCAACCGGCCCATACCCGTAGAAATACCCGACACCCCACGAGACGTTTCCTTCCCCCCACCCTTCAACTGCCGCCGCATCCACGGAGTAGCCATCACCTGCCGCTTCAACTTCCGATAGTGAGCCTCCACCGTCGCATACTCGTGCGCCGTGTGAAGAATCGTTTTCGGTTCCCCATCCGGACGCGCCCACAAGTACAAGTGCGCCAGGTCGTACACCTGCAAAATCTCGCCCTTGCCCTGCTGCCGCGAAACCAACAAACCGAACTCGGTTGCCGCCCACATGCCATCCACATCGACAGACATGAGCGCATCACAAACAGTTTCTTGCCACGGATCGAGACTCCGACCAGTCAAACTCCACAACGCCAAAGCTTCATCCACCCACGACTCCACCGCCGACGACGGAACCGTAAGCACACGAGGTTCTTGACGCCCAACCAGCACTGGCTAGCCGCCCGCCTTCCGACCAGCACGACGCGCAGCCAACGCAGCCGAAAACTCATCCACCACTTCCACAGGCACAACCGGCTCCTCAACCCTCTCCGGCGCCGGCTTCGGATCGAGAGCATTCCAAACCTCACGAAGCTCCTTCACCACCGGAGGCAACTTCGCCGGATCAGCATCAGCCAACACGTACATCGCACCCATCAACAAATTACGAGCTCGTTTCAAATCCTTCTCCCGAGTCGGCCCCTCACTCTTCTTCGCTTCCCGCGCCACCAACACAGCACCCTCAGGAGGCACAGAACCGACCCCAGCAGCGTCCCGCGACGCCGCCAACCTCCTAGCCTTACCCTCAGCCCTCCGACGTGCCGTAGCAGCCGCATTCGCCGCCTTACACGCATCACACGCCACCTCACCCGCAGTCCGATGACGCCGATACGCCGCCTCAGTCCCACACGGCTTCAACCCAGCCATAAATATTCCTTCCTCCGAATAATCATACCAACCCAAACAGGCCCGACCTGTGAGAGAAAATGCCAACTTCGGCGGTGAGCGTGGTGGTGGTTTTGGTGGGGGTTTTTGTGGGGGGTGGGGGTTAGGTGGGTGGTCGGAGTGTTGGGGTTGTGTTGTCGTTTTTGCGGCTGTTGCAGGAGCGGCACATGGGGGTGAGTTGTTGTCCGAGGAGGGTTCCTCCTTTGGCTAGTGGTTTGGGGTGGTCGAGGGTGAATCCGTTGGGTGCGTTGGGGTTTGTGTAGTTGTAGTGGGTTCCGCAGTGGGGGCATCGTGCGTTGGTTGCTTTGGCTTGTGCTTTGGCGGCGGCTTGGAGTCGGCGGTAGTGGTTGTGGCCTTTGCCGTTGCGGATGTGGTTGGTCATTGGTGGTTTTATCTTTCAACATCGAGTTTGGGGTTGTTGTTGAGTGTGAGGGTTCCGGCGGGGAAGTAGCCGCCGGTGTGGTTGAGGTGGATTGTGGTGAACCCGTTCGGATCGTCGACGCGGTGGATTGTGTAGGTGTTGCCTGCGATGGTGATTTGGTCGCCGGGGTGGGTTTGGTTTGCTGGGATTCGGATGTGTTTGCGGTCAGTCATGGTTGTGTCTTTCTTGGTGTTGTTGGTGGTTGTTTTTGGGTGTGGGGGACACGGGGGACACACTCAGCGGTATTTTTTGTAGGCGCCCGCGCACGTGGGAAATTACCGCGCGGTGTGTCCCCCGTGTCCCCCTGGGTGTTTGACTAGGCATTATGTGTCCTCTTCGTCGGGGGTTACGAGCGCAATGCCAGTTCTATAACGGCGTGATTGTGACTTGGTTGTGGCGTATCCGCGTCGGTCTAGCTCTTCTCCGAGCTTGTTTTTGCTGAGGGGTTCGGCTCCGTCGTCGGCGCTCCATTTTGTCCATGCTTCCCACAGGTCGGAGATGGCGACTCGGAAGTGTGGTCCGGTGATGCATTCGGCTTCGATGAAGCGTGCTACGGCGTCTGATTCGTGTTGGTATTGGTTGGTTGCTGTTTGGACGGCTTTGGGTTCGTTGAGTCCGTTTTGTTGGTAGTCGGCTAGTCCGTTGATGGCCCAGGTTAGGACGGCTTCTGTGTGGAGTCGGAGCCGGTGTTTGAGGGTGGTGTCCCATTCGTGTGGTGGGAGTTTGATGTTGAATGGGACGACTCTTATGCGTCGCCAGACTGCGGGGTCGGTGTCGACTTTGGGTAGGTGGTTGGTGACCATGAGTGTGGTGTGGGATGGGTTGAATGTGATGGGGGATCGGTGGAGGGCTCTGGCGGTGATGGGGTCTCCGCCGGTGAGGTTTTTCATGAGTGCGGCTGCGAGTTTGCGGCCTTTTTCTGTTTCGGATGCGACGATGAATCGTTTGCCGAGTAGTGCGACGATGGCGGGTGATGCTGCGTTGGCGTTGTTTTTGGATGTCATGAATAGGTCGGATTCGGTGGAGTGTGCGTAGTCTCCGAGTGTGTGGAGGATGGTTTCGTAGAATACGCCTTTGCCGTTTGCGCCTTCGCCGTAGGCGATGGTGAAGATTTGTTCTAGGACTTCTCCGATGAGGGAGACGCCGATGAATCGTGCTAGGTAGGCGCGGACTTCGGGGTCGGGGAGGACGCGTTGTAGGAAGTTGTTCCATTCGGGTGAGGTGGCGTCTGGGTGGTATGCGGCGTTGGTGACTTTTGTGATGCGGTCGGCGGGGTTGTGTGGTTTGAGTTCGAGGGTGTGGAGGTCGAGGGTTCCGTTGGCGACGTTGAGTAGGTAGGGGTCTGCGTCGAGTTCGTGGAGTTCTGCGGTGAGTAGTGGTTCGGCTTGTGCGAGTGTGGCGATGCCTTTTATGCCGGAGGCTTTTTGGCTGGCGCGGATTTCTTTTCTGATGGTGTCGTTGTCGTAGGCGTAATGCCAGAATGATTTGAGGGTTTCGCGGATTGCGCGTTGGGTGTGTTTGTCGCCTTTGTCTTGTGCCCAGCGGGTTCCGTCCCAGTGGTGCCAGCCGAGTCCTTCGACGTGGAGGAGTTGGTTGGTGTATCGGTGTGCGAGTGCGGTTGAGAATCTGGTGTGGTGGTTTTCTCCGCCTTGGGGGTTGGTGAGTTCGGTCCAGATGTTTTGTGTGTTGGGTTGGGTTACCATGTTGTGGCCTCGTCTCCTGTAAGTTCGGCCAGGACGATCGGTGGAATCGGTGGGGTTGCTGTGGTTTCTAGGAGCGCTCTTTGGCGGCACGCTTGGGCTCGGGCACGACAGTGGCGTCCCCGCTCGGCAAGTTCGGCGGCAGCCGCTCTTCCCGTGAAGTCGCCAGGTCTGGGTGCTGCGTTCTCGAACTGTTCGGCGCGGTGGTTCCAGTAGCTCGCGGTGGCCTCACTGAGCGCGTCCGCGAGCACACGCAAACGAAAGTGGCGGACACGTTCCAGGTCGCTCACGCCTTCCCTGTCGCCTGCCAGCACGGTTTCTAGGCGAGAGTGCGGGGTGAGCGCACAAGCCCGTTCCAGCCCTTCTGGTTGGTCGCGGAGTACCCGCCAGAAGGCCACAATGTCGCCGTCGAGGTCGTTGACGACTTCAAGTTCAGACGGGGTTTTAGCTAGCAGCACAGACAAGGCTCCGGCGAACGGTTCGATATATCCGGCGTGGGGCGGGAACAGGTCTACGATTTGCTTGGCGACCCGCTGCTTGCCGCCCGAGTAGGGCATGGGTGGGGTGAGCATCATTCCTCCCTGACTGCTTCGTGGAGGGTTTTCCCGGCGGCGTGGAGGGCGGCTGTGGCGACCTCGAACGACTGGACGAGTTGGGCTAACCTCCGGGGCGACACGGGCGCCGAGAGGGCTTCCTTCTGCGCCGCGAGGGTGGTTTTCATGGCGGCGGCGACATAGCGCCGGGCCTGCTGCCGTTTGGCGTGAGTGGTGTTCATAGCAGGGCGTCCTGTTCGGCTAGTTCGAGGCCGGGCTGAAGGGACTTCGCCGCGGTATTGCGGCTTAGTCCCTTGCCGGAGTCGATCGATTCTTTCATGTTGGTCATGGTTTTCTCATTTCTGCGAGTGTGCGGGTCAGGTCGAGGGACGTACGGCGGAGTTGTCCGGATTCCTTCGTGTACCCAACATCCTTAGGCGCACAAACACCGTCCTCCTGCTTGCCGTAACTGCGTTCCCTCCACTCGTGCAGTTCTTGCTCAACCTGCCACTGACGTGACTTGGCGCGTTCAGCCGCTCTGATGAACTCTCCCGCGAGTTCTATCGCCGTGTTGATGTTTTCGATTCTCATGCTGTTTTCCTTTCGGGTTGGTTGAGGCCGAGCATGTCGGCCAAGTCTGTAGCGTCATGCCGCCTGAGCGTGGCGAGAGCAGCAGCCGTAAACCTGTCGGCTGTTGCCTCGTCCCACGGCATGTAGTTCACGTCCGAGATTTTGTTGCGGTTGTTCGGCTTCCTGGGTTTGCGCGGTTGGCGGGTTTCTTCCCACCCGGCAGGCAAACCCGTCTTGCGTGGTGTTGCAGGTTTCCGTGCTTCGCGTCGGCAGGTGCGGCAGAAGCGGACGCCTTTGGTGTTGGTGTGGGTGTTTTCGGGGGTCCATTCGTGACCATTCGGACAAACATCGTTCACCGGTCGGTCCTCGCTTTCAGGATGTCTTGGTATGCGAGTTTCCAGCCGCATGTGGTGCCTTCTGCGGCAGTGTCACACGGGCCAGGATCGGGATGGTTCGAGATCGCGGCGTCAATGCGCGCCCGGTACTCATCGGCGTGGTGCAGCTTCTCTCTGATTTCCGTGAGTTCGTCGAACAGATCAGCGTACGACATTTCGGCGCATCCTTCGTGGGCGAACCCCACACCACCGCACTGCTCGCACTCGACTACCCCGTAGTCAGGTGGGAACGCTTTCGACCCGTTGCCGCCACACTCCACACACCGGACGGACGCCAACCGCTCTCCACACAAGACACACTCACGAGGGCACGAGTCATGGTCATCAGCCATATACATGTCACTAGGCCACCTTCCGACCCTGAGCCGCTTGCACTTCGCGGAGTGCGCGGTCGAGGCCGAGCAGGGCGGCGGCGGCGATGTCGATGGATTCGGCCATGCGGACGTGGGCGGCCGGGCTGGTGTAGCGCAGCTTGGAGACTTGCCCGGCGAGCTTGGTGAGCTCGATCCGTTGGGCTCGGCAGGCAATCCGCGCGGCGACGATCGGGGGCGTGGTCTTGGCGCTTGTGCGGGGTGAGGTCTGGTCGTCTGCCATGTGTGTAGTCCTCTCCGGTGGTTCGGATCGAGGGCGAGGCCCTGAGGGGACCTCCGGTGTTTGCGCACCGGCCCTCGGGGTCGTCCGTTTGTGGTGCAAAGTCTACGCCACACCCCCGCGTTGACTTGGGGTTTCGCGGCCGGGGTCACGGGCCGGTAACGGGTCACGGCGATCATGCGGCTGCCTCCAGGGTGCCGACGCCGAGCGCGGCGAGGACGTGCGCGGCCAGCAGGGGCGGGACAGCGTTGCCCACCTGCTCGTACTGCTTCGTGCGGGTGCCTTGCCACGGGTAGTCGGCGGGGAACGACTGGAGGATGCCAGCCTCCTGCACGGTGACGCGGATGCCGTCGGGCCGGAACTGGCGCTCCTTGCCCTTGCGGTAGCCAGGGTCGGCGATGCGCGGGTCTGCCGCGACGGTGGTGGACGGACGCTTCTCGACCCATGCAGGAGTCGGCGCGGGGCGATCTGCCCAGCCCCCGCCGCCGACGTTCTCGCCTTCGCCCGGAGGCAGTTGGCGGCCGACGATCATGCCGTCCTTGCTGCGACGGGTGCCGACGATGGTGGGCGCTGGTCGGTCCAGAAAGTACGCGGTGCCCTTGCCGGTGATGGCGTCGGCTGGTTGGGTCTGCACGTCCTTGGGGCGTCCTTCTCCGGTCACGCCAGCGGATACGAACGACGCCAGCCTCTTCCGATATCCGGCGTTGGCGAACGGCTCGGCGCCACCCGTCGCGGCGCCACCAGACGACACGGTGCACGACGGCTCGGAGCCGAAACCCCACCCGAGCGCCTCGGCCATTCCCTCGCGGTGGCCGCAGAGCAGGGCCACCAGGTCGTCGACGGTCATGGTCACGTACTGGGCGCCGGGGTCGCCGACGCCTCGGCGCTTGTGTACGACGATGCCGACCAGGGCGTCGTCGTTTCCGCGCTCGGTCTCGGCCTCGGCTACCCACTCGCCGATGGCGAGGCGGCTCACGTCCTTGCACTCGACGACGACGCGGCCACCGTGCGGGGTACGGACGCCGCCGATGTCGCCGCGGTCCTTGTTGCCCGTCTTGGCCCGGCGGTCGATGCGGTCGTCGGCGAGCCGTTCGGCGAGGTAGTCGGCGATCGCCCGCTCGAAGCGGGTGCCCGCCGTCTTGGCGGACTGTCGGCTGCGGCTCATGCTTGGCTCCTTCGGCTGGCGTTGCGGGCCTCCCGCAGCCAGGGGGTCGCGGTGTTGTCGAGCCAGCGGTACTCGACCCGGCGGCCGTGGACCTCGGCGCGGTTGACGCCTTCGCGCATTCCGGGCGACATTCCGAGGTCGCAGTAGACGGCGGTCAGGTCGGCGCACTCGCCCCACGCGAGACCGGCCTCGATGCCCTGGCGGCGCTCGTCCGGGTTGTTGTCGTCGAGGACGCCGGGCTGGGTGTAGAGCAGGTGGGAGGCGAAGGGTGCCTCGCCTCGGGCGAGGCTGTCGGCCATCGCTCGGCGGGCGTAGGTGAGGTTCTGCTCCCAGTCGCCCGCGAACGGCGACTCGATGACGACCAGTGGCGGACGGTTCATCGGATCATCACCGCCAGGTGTTCGAGGGCGTCGAGCCGGGCGCGGACGCCGAGCACGAACAGGCCGACCACGGCGGCGATCGCCAGGGAGAACAGGACGCCGTAGACGGCTCCACGGATCGGGTTGCCGGGTTGGTGCTCGTTCATGCTGCTGCCTTTCTGGTGCTCCGGCGGGCGAGCGCGCCGCCGGTCGATGAGTTGCAGGCCGCGCAGGCGGGCCTGATGTTGTTGCGTCGGTAGGTGCCGCCCTTGCAGCCGGGGATGATCCGGTCGGCCGTGACGGTCTCGACGGTGAGCAGCTGGCCGCAGCGGTAGCAGCGGCAGGCCGGCTCGCCGAGGCCGTGCCGGCAAGGCTCGATCGTGTGGAAGGTCTGGCCGTCGAGCTCGATCTCGACGACCCGAACGTCCTGGTTGGCGCGGTAGGTGGTCACCAGCCAGATGCGGCGCGCCTCGCGGTCGCGGGTGTTGCCGCGCTGGTTGCTGTTGGTGGTGCCTCGGGCTGAGGGCATGGCGAAGCCTCCGGTTGGATTGGTCGGGTCGGTCAGAGTCAGCAGGCCGTCAGAACGGCGGCTGGGCGGTGGGCTGGCCAGCCGCCCATGGATCGGGCACGGTGGCCGGAGCGCCGAACGGGTTGGCCGCCGGCGGCGCGGCCGGGGCCTGGCCGAACGGTTTCGCAGCGGGCGCGGCCGGCTTCCCCGCCCCGCTTTCCCGCGAAGCTCCAGGCTTGGCACGGCGGGGAGGCGATGGGCAGCGATGGGCAGCGATGGGTCGCGATGGCATCGGCGACCGAGATTCCCAGCAGGTCACACAGGGCCGCTCCCCGCACGAAGTCCAGAGGTTCGAGCGCCGACACGTCGGCGCGGACCCGCTTGTGCCCGGCAGCTTCGGCCGTCCGGCACGCGGACTCGTCCCACTCGACGCCCACCACGTCGGTCCGGCCGATCATGCGTAGGCCCTCGTCCCAGCCTCCGGGGCCGGCGAACAGGTCGACTATCACGCCGTCGACCTGGGCCATGCCGGTGGTCGAGCCGCCCGCGCCGGCGAAGATGTCGGTGACGGTAATCACAGCGGGTCACCCCAACCCGCATATCGGATGATGCGGAGCATCGACCACAGGGGGACGCGCACTGGCGTCCGGGAAAAGTCATGCAGGACGTACTCACCTACCGCGCCTGTCACCAGCCCCACATACGTGCCCGTGTCGCAATACGCCCACCAGTGCAGCGCGTCACCCTTGCCGTGGCGACGAACCACCAAAACACTCAGGTCGGCGTCAGAGTTGTCTGCACCAATGCGGGTTTCCTTCAGCCACTGATCGATGGTGGCATCGGACGGGTTTTCGGTTTGCTTCCCAGCTTTCACTTCGATAACGAAACCGGGTGCCGCCAACACGTCGCCCCTGTCGTGGCTGCCGGCGAGTGCGCGCCGTTCAGCCAGCGGGAACCCGTAGCTGCGCAGCGCTTTCACTACAGCCGTTTCGGCGCGGGTACCAATATCGCGAGGCCTCACCAGTCAGCCCTCTTGTGGGTAGTCGGGTTCGGGGTAGCCCGGCTCTTGGATCTCGCCGGTCGCCATGTCAACCGTGGGCGGCGCTTCGGCGGCGATCGCCAGGTGGGTTTTCTGCAGGTTGCTTCCCGGCTGTTCGTCCACTGCGATAGCCCACGCCATGTTGGTGGACTTCGGCGCAAGTTTGAGCACCTGCTTGAGGACGGTCTTGCGTTCCATCCAGTGCTGCGGGTCAGGAATGTCGCCCTTACCAGAACGGCCACGCAGTGCAGCAACCTCGGCGGGGGACAGTACCAGGAAGTCACGGGTGCCATCAGCGAGCTCGTAGGCCGCCCAGAACGCGATCGGTTTCCCACGGTCGCCAAGGCTTGGAGTGTGGTTCAGGTAGCCGCCCGTGCCGTAGGCGAAGTCGAACTTGTCATTCGCGCCCACCCAGCCGGACGTGACCCCACGGGCCATCGGGTGCTGCCGGAACAGCTTCACGAGACCGCCGTAGCCGACGATCAGCGACGCTTCCACCCACTGCTTGCCGGTGTGCTTGTTGGTGCGCCTGTACGGAACCAGATGAGCTTCGTTGTTGATGCCGATTTCTAGGCCGAGTGCGGAGGCGGTGAGGATCGCGCCGATCATGGATGCCGAGGACGCTTCGGCTAGGTCGGTGTTGAGCCGGACAGCGTTGAACACGAGCCGGGCGAACCGCTTATCGTCAACCGTTTTGGGTAAACTGGCGGCGATCGCGCCCCATCCGTCCCGGATCATGTCCTGCACGGTGACTTCGGCAGCTTCGGGGGTGGTTCTCTGGGGCAGGTTGTCAGTCATTTGCAAGGATCCTTTCAAGGTCGGCCAGCATTTCGGTGGCGTCGGTATGGTCGTCGGTGATGTCAACTTCTAGGCCGTCTGAATTGAGGCCGATGGCGCGGAGCATCCACGGCTCAGGAGTGAGCTCAATGCCTTCTTCGGGGTAGCCGGGCCACTGGTTGGTGGCGATGCACTCTTCGAGGAGCGCCAGCGCCGACTCCACTTGTCGGGCGGCCGCTTCAGCGAACAGCCCGTCGAGGGTGTAGACAGCTGCCAGGTAGGGCGGCTCTTTCTCTTGGACGATGAACAGGGTCGGTCCCGGATCGTGGCCGACGATCTGCTCATGCAGCCACCGGTACATGAAGTCCTGAATGTGGTAGCCATAGCGCCAGGCGGTGCGAACGAATGTGTCGGGGTCGGCGGACGCCGCGGTGGTCTTGTAGTCCCACAGGCTTCCGCCGAGCAGGTCGAAGCGGCCCCTGAGCCAAACGTTTTCGGTGAGTGGTGCGTAGGCGGACAGCTCGGGGTGTGGGTTCGGGTCGGTGAGCACGTCGGCTATCCGGTCGGTTTCGGCTAGCGCCTCAGCCATTCCCATGATCATCCGGTACGACTTGGGGGCGAGGGGGACAGCCCCGGCGGCGCGGGTCTCCTCGGCCCACTCTTTCGCCGCCTTGGTGGTCATCGTCCCGACGGCCGACAGGTACTCGGCGGGGCACTCTGTGAACGGCTCGCCCACACCCAGCACGAGACTATGTGCGGCGCGGCCTTCGTCGAACGCGCGGCGGTTCGGCTGCGGATTGTCGTGGTAGTGACGGAATGCCGCCGGAGTGGACGGCGGCAGTAGGCGCTTGAGCGACGACTGCGAGATTTGCGGGCGGAGTGTGTAGATGCCGCCGCCGTGATACACGTCGTCAGGGACGCCAGCGATCAACATCGGGGCGAAGGCGGCCATGCCGTGCCGGTACGGATAGATCTTCATGGGGCTGCTCTTTTTTCTAGTTGGTGAGGTCGCAGAACATGGCGCAGCGTGCCCATTCGAGGGTGGCGCGTGCGAGTGCGGCGGCGAACATGGCGACGAACGCGAGTCGTTGGAGGCGGGTCATCAGGTACCCCTTTCGATGTGGTCAGTGAGTGCCTCGGCGTTCTCCCAGAACCCGACAGGACCGGTCAGTGGCGCGCTGTAGCATTGCGTGGCTGTCAGGGTGGCCTCACAGGTGCCGTGGTCGTCGCCGTACTCCGCCGCTACCTGGAGCACCCCGTGCGTGTCCGTGAGTGCGTCTCTCCGTTCGACATGCATGCCCTCAGTGATGTCGTCAGGGTCGATCAGTTTGGGGTACTCAGGTTTGTGGGTGTCGAGAACATACTGCTCGACAGCAAGCCATGCGCGGATAACGCCCTCGGACAGCACGCCTGCTCTGTATGCGTTGGCGATGTCGTTCGCGCGCTTGCGCTCCTCTTTCGTGTATCCCATTTCGGTGTTTCCCTCCGGTGTGGTTAGTGCCATTTGGACCAGATGATGAAGATTCCGATCAGGCCAAGCCACGCACAAACAGCGATCGCGGCGAGCCCAATCAGGAGTAGTGCAAGGGTGGGCATGTTGGCATCGCCGCCTTGATAGCTTCGACGCCGCCCTTGTACCATAGCGCGTTGTAGTGGCGGCGACAGAACCCTCGCGAGTAGGTGGGCTGTTCGCAGTCCTTCATCGTGCAGGTGGGTGCATATTCGGGCCGTTTGGCGGGGGTGAAGTCCTTGCCGCCCCACACGCCGAACCGTTCTTTGGAGTCGGTGGCGGCGGCTTTGCAGTCGGTTAGGACGGGACAGTCGGCACAGGCGCGTGCAGCGGCGGCGCGCTCGTCGGGATCGTCGGACACCCACCAGGACGGGAACGCGGAGACCCTGCACGGCACCGACTGTCCGCCCTGCTCGTGTGCGTCGACCCTGCGGGCCAGCTGCGCGTGCGCATCCGACAGGACACCCCGGAAGCGGGGGGGCTGCTGCGGCGTGGCGGTCACTGGTCTGTCCTTTCGTAGGGGTTTCGGGGTGGGTTGGGCGTGTAGCCGGGACCGGCGATGGCGGCGCGTCCTTCGAGGTAGCCCGCCTCACGGCCTTCCTGCCAAACCTCAGCCAGGTCGTAGTCGGTGTTCGCAATCATGCTGGCCAACGCGAACCCGGCGACGAACGCGACACCCACGAGGGCCACGAGCGCGCACGTCATCATGCGGCCCTCCTCGGTTGGTGGCCTTCCCG